GATGGTTGCCTCCTGTCTGCTCGTGCGGGTAGTGGTGCGACTGCGGGTTTCGGTTATCTGAATGCGGGCGGTCGTTCCTCGCACTCGTTTGCGTCCGGTGGCTTCCGCTTGTGCCGTTTTTGACGGACTGCAAAAACGGTTCACGGCGCAACGAAAATCGGGACAAAGTGAGTAATAAAAAAGGAAATATTAAAACAGAATATTTTAAGTGTCGGTAGTTTTGGGTTGCCTCCTGTCTGCTCATGCGAATAATGGTGCGACTGCGGGTTTCGGTTATCTGAATGCGAACAATCGTTCCTCGAACTCGAATGCGAACAGTGGCTTCCGCTTTTACCGTTTGGTTTCCATTGAGAAATAAGATACTGATGGCTGCCGACACTTTACCTCTTGGTAGAAAAATAGTGATTAACACGGTGCGAGTAGGCAATCGAAAGCTCTGTATTTGACTAACGGCACAATAGTAGATGAACGCAAATACATATTTGTATCAATATTCCGACTTTGAGGATTGCGGCCTTTACATTGGCGATACAGGCAAGCTGGCTTGTTCTCCAAGCAAGAAACTAAAGAACGCATACCACTTGCTCTACACAAACGAAAACTTGTGTTTGGCACAGTACAATGCACAGCACGGCAAAGGTGAACGTAGCGAGATTAACGATTTCAACGAGCACATTTGCGAAAGGCTTGGTGAATTGTATGAAATGTTGGCGTATGAAACGTATGTACCAGGCAAGTATAGGGAAAGGACGATACACGACCCAAAGGAGCGTGTCTTGATGATTGCGCCATTCTTTCCCGACCGCATCATTCACCATTGCGTGATAAATGTGTTAGGTGAGCATTGGACGCGTCTGTTCATTGAAAACACTTACGCTTGCATCAAAGGGCGTGGTGTACACAAGTGTATGCTTGATGTGCGCAGTGCGCTAATGCGTGACAAAAAAGGGACACGCTATTGTCTGAAAACGGACATACGCAAATTCTATGATAACATTGACCATGCCGCCATGAAGATTGTGGTAAGGTACACGATAGCGGATGGACAGATGTTGCGCCTGTTAGACAAGATAATTGACAGTAACGGTAAAGACAAGGGGATGCCCATAGGGAACTATACAAGCCAATACTTAGCCAACTTGTACCTGGCTTTCTTTGACCACTGGGTTAAGGAAGTTCTGGCATCTTGCATCCTACGCAGATTTGGGGTAAGGCTGTATTATTTCCGCTATATGGATGATATGGTTTTCCTGTGCGAGAGCAAGGAAGCACTGCACTGTGTGCTTGACACGACAGGCTTGTATCTCGCCTCCGGGCTGAAAGTGGAGTATAAGGCAAACTGGCAGATATTCCCCGTTGACGATAGAGGCATTGATTATGTCGGCTTTTTGCAGAACCACTACAACGTCTTGCTCAGAAAAAGCATGTTGTTGAAGTTCTACCGCAAGGCATCCATTATCGCCAAGAAATGCCCTATTAAGGATGAGAGTGATATAAAGCGCCTCTTTCCGTCTGAATATGGTTGGATAAGCAGATGTGGCGAGGTGCACAAAAAGAATGTCTTTAATAAAATTACAAACTATGGACACAAGCATTTTATCAATGGGTCTTTTGTCAGAACAGCGTCCGCAAGTGATAGACCCTTACAACAACGGGCAGGGAACATTCCTCTACAACCACAACATCAAGGAGGTAGATGTTGTGGCAGACGAAACGGGAGGCACACACATTGCCAAGGAGGGGGAAATTCCGACAGGCAAGGTGTGGCAGGACGACAGCCTCCGTTTTGAATATCCCAAGACTGCCGACAACATTTTCAGCACGCTGCTCACTGCAAGGTACCCGGCAAAGACCGAAAGCAAGTTGGTGAACGAGTATCAGAGTGCCGCGCTTGGCTTGATGGACGAGTCCGCAAAGAAACCCTATGAGGATTTCTTGAAAGACCGTCTGGCTATCCGCGCAATGATAGACAACGATTGTGAAGCCCTCAACATACCTGTGGACTTATGAACGAGATAGAAGATTTCGTTGAAGACCCCAACGAGAACAGTGACCTTTTCGATTGCGAGTTTACATCTGTGGATGCGGTTGTCAACCAGACAATGGTGTTCACAGGCTGGCAGGACAGGGCAACCGAGAACGGCGACCGTACACTTGTGGCTTATGGTGAGGGTTACAACCGGTCTGCTTTCTTCACGGACAGCAAGAAACTGAAAGAGGTGTTTTGCAACCCTAATCGGCATTATCCGTTCCGTGCTGTCATAAAGGTGGTGAGTTATGGCAATATGTACGGTTTTCGTGTGTTCTCGCCTAAGAGTGAGATAACAAAGGAGGACAGGGAAAACTTCGAGTTTTACAAACGTACAAAAAACAGGAGAGGCCGATGAACACGACTGGTGTAACAGCCGTTGCGCATGGTATAAGCGATTTCGGCATGATGGCGGTCACGGCTGCTTTCTTCTTGCTGTTGTCGGCTGCAATGATGGTGGCTATTTTCAAGTGGTTCAAAAGCATTATAAACCAGATGATGCAAGAGAACAAGGAGAGCCTCCGTGAACTTGCCAAGACAGCAACCGCACAGAGCGATATGCTGCAGGACATTTCCGAAGGGTTGCGGACGGAAACGCAGTTACGCATACGCAACCTCACGGGTTTTGCCTTTGACCTGTCTGTTGAGCAAGTTTGCAGGCTTATCAAGCGGGTGCGGGAGGAAAACCACATAATAGACCGCGAAGCGACAGCCATAAAGATACGCAAGGCGCTTCGAGTCATCCACAACGACCGCAACAGCCGTTTTGACTCATTCACATACAGGGGCAAGCCGATTTCCGAGTATTGCAACACAGAATGGGTCGAGGATGTGGCAAAGGTGGTGGAGGGCGAGATTTACAATGAGGACGGGGCGAACAATGCCCGGTGCTATACTAATGTGAAACTCGCATACGACAACATCAAAACCGACTTCTACAATCGGCTGAACGCATAAATACAAGCCCCGCATAAAACAATATGCGGGACAGCACAACATTAAAGCATATTATGTATGGTTAGAATTTTGATAGACAACGGGCCCGGGGTGAATGCCAAGGGCAGGCAATCGCCCGATGGGCGTTTGCACGAATATGCTTACGCAAGGGAAATTGCAAGGCATGTGGAGAAAAGCCTCAAGTGTAAAGGCTACGATGCTGAGCGTATAGTGCCAGAGGATTTTGACATTTCGCTTTCCATCCGTTGCAAGCGTGTGAATGATATATGCCGCAAGGCCGGCCCTGAGAATGTCCTTGTGGTGAGTATTCACAACAATGCCGTGGGCAGTAACGGCAAATGGTATAGTGCAAGGGGTTTTTCCGCTCATGTCGGGCTTAATGCCTCCGCCAACAGCAAGCGGCTTGCCGCCTGTCTGTGGAGCAAGGCAATTGAGCTTGGCTTGAAAGGCAACCGTGCCGTGCCTAACGAAAAGTACATCGCACAGAACCTTGCTATCTGCCGTGACACTCTTTGCCCCGCAGCTCTGACGGAAAACCTTTTCCAAGACAACAAGGAGGATGTGGACTTTTTGCTTTCAGAG